CTTTTGTATTCCGGCGTCTCGCCTTTGTATGTCAGCGTGATGTGTAAATCTTCCTCCGCCCGGAAGTTTGCCTCCAGCAGAAGGATCAGCCGCCGCTTCGCCCTGGCTATGTTGTTCCTGAATACGCGGTCAGGCGTCCGGTTCTTTTTCTCAGCCCGCAGCCGCTTCTCTTTTTCCCGCCCGAAGATCGGGTATACCTCCGCTTCCAGGCGTGACCCGGCCTTGATCGTCCGCGTCCGGTAGCCCATGCTGCCAACTCGTATGCTGCTCGGTTCCTTCCGCCAGAAGTCGCTCAGCAGATCCTCGCCCTGGTTCCCGCTTTCCATGATGCTGTCGAAAAGCCCCTCGTATTCCCACGCCATGCCTGCCGCCTCCTTCCTGGTTGTCTCCCGGTGGAGCCGGGGGCACCGTTCGCTGCGCTCCGGTTCCCCCCGTCCCCCTCCACCCGGTAATCATCATGATCAGCCCGATGGAAGTCTGTACTTTTGGTTTTGTATATCTCCCTGATCAGCTGATCAGGTTTCCGGAAATGGTCCTTCACTTAATATCCATTACAAGGCTGGTTTTGCGGAACCCATCCCGCCATTCGCAGAGCTGACCTCCGCCGGGTACCACCTTATAATGAAGAAACTGAGTGCCGGCTTCCGGAGTCGAACCGGATCAGCCGCTGCCGGCATGAGTGCGGGCTGATCAGCCCGCGGTGAGTAAATTCGTGTATTTCCTTACCAATTTGCGTTCCATCTTGTCCAGGTAATCCTTGTGCCTCTCAGGGTGCAGGTACTTCCGCCCGTTCTGGTCCAGCGGCTTCTTCGGCCTGGCAGCAGCTGCTGCCTGGTCCTTCTGCGTCTTCTTCTGCCGGCTGTACGCCGCCGATCCCTTCTTGTAGATCTTCATGCTTTCCCTCCTCTTATTTCCCATTCCGTCCCGCGCATCTGCTCCGGTGTCGGTTTTTCTGTCCAGCATCTCCAAACGGTTCCGAAATAATGCACCGAACAGTTATGATCAGCATTGTCAACGTCCGCTTTTACCCTGAACAGGATCATGTCCTCATGGTTCCAGTCCTCGTACGGCACCGGCAGCGCAATGTTTAAGTATGGTTCGTGGTCTTTCGTATATGGCCAGTTCACTTCAAGCCACACATAGTCCGCTTTTCTGATCTCGTCCAGGGTCATCAGCTGCGGCGTCTGTTTTGATTTCAGCAGTTTGATCGTATCATTTACCAGCTTATCCTGTGCACAATAAAGCCCGATCGTGTATTCACATTTCACCCAGGCCTCAGACATTCCGACCGGAAGGCTTGTGCACTCTCTGCAACGTTCCCAGGCTTTGATGATCTTCTCTATATCGTCCACTCTATCCGCTCCTTTAGCGTACTAATTGTTCCATCGCCAACTGTCCTTCGATCTGCTTCGGTTTCCGTTTCTTTGTCGGTATTGCCGTTGTGTAGTGTTTGCACTCCATTCCGGCATATCGTTCATATTGAAGTAAAGCATCATACGGGAAATACTTTGGGTCGAATCTCGCCTTTTCCATCATTCGGAAGATTCGGCAGTAGCCTTTTCTGAATCGTGTACATCCATTCTCGCAGTTGTTTTCAATGAACCATTCATATTCGGAACCGTTGCTGAACATTCTTGTACACGGCACAAGTCCATCAGCCATCCCCGTCACCATCCTTCCACTCTATTCTTCCACCGCATGACGGGCAGAAATGGTCACGCAAGACATCTCCGCAAAACAGTTCACCCTTGCACGAATCGCACAGATATGTGTAGTCATCGTCAACATCCAGCGGTTTTACCGGGTTCACGGTTTTTGGCTGAATCCGTTCGATCTCTGGCTGACTGTCCACGATGAGAAGAACTTCCGAACGTTCCGGCATGGTAGACAGTATTGCTTGTCGCAATGCGTCCGCATCAATCAGCTTCATCCCCGTCACCTTCCTTCCGTTCGCCATCGGCACAGAACCAATCTGCCGGAACAGTTATGTAGCGGTCGATATATGTGTCATCGTTGCCACAGATAATCCTATCTTCACCATAACAATTCTTTGTCGGTTCTCCCCACTTGCAATCCTTACACCGGACAACACACTCAACATCCCGGAGTGGTTCAACCATCTGCTCATACTCTTTGTAATCGATCTCGTTCAGATCGAGATACTTATGTTCAGCTTCGATAAATTTTTGAATTGCGTTCATTCGCTATCATCCTCCTACTCGTCCCACGGTTCCCATTCTTCACAGTCCGCACCGTCCAACATGGATTCAATCGGCTTGAATTTTTCATAGCAGTAGTAATCAATCACATCGCAGTGCATACAGTTTTCACAACGATGGTCTGGTAAATCGCTCATTCGCTATTCTCCTATTCCGCATCGTGAGAAAAACCGATCAATTTCTCACGATCTTCTCACGATGCTATGTCGCTATTCTCCTAGTTTGTGACTATCTTCGCCTTGCCCAGTTCCACCAGCCGCTGGCACTTCCAGCTGCAGAAGTAGAATGTTTTCTGGCTCTTCACTCGCTTATACAGCCATCCGGCCCCTCGGTGGATGATGAATTCCTTCCCGCACACCGCGCAGATCCGGGTCGTTTTTAACGGTTCGTTCATTGTTCCAACTCCTTCAGCTGCCCTACGATCGGATTGAACAGCCACAGATCCCCGCCGACGATATGGGCCACCGCCTGGGCGGTTTCCTTCCTCCTGGTCTTCCATGCGTCGTACGGGCTCCGGCTCCATCTGAGCTCCGTGGTGTACGGGATGCGGCCCACCAGGAACTCCGCACCCCGTTTTATGATCACCACCGTGCACTCCCGGATGTTCACTCTTTATCCGCTCCCAGCTTCTTCCTGATCGCCTTCCGGAGTCTCATCATGCCGATGGCTTCCGCGTTCATCTTTACATCCCGGAACATGGACTGCTCCAGTGTGTCCGATCCCCATCTGTACTCCCGGTCTTCCAGGCACTCCAGCGCGGCCTCGTCCACGATCCGGAGCACCTTCTCCTTCGTGAGCACGTGGTTCTCGAAATCTCTCAGCGCCTTGCTGAGCCCGGCCATCGCTTCCTTCGGGTCTATTTCCGGTTTCCGCTCCTCGTCGATCTTCAGCTGGTAGTTCACGCCGCCCTGGAGGATCAGATCCGCCACCGCCTGCTCCGCTTCTTCAATGTCCGCCGTCGTCACATGCGCGATGCACTGCACCGGCTCCACCGGCGGCACCTGGTCCACCGTTTCGACCTCCACCGGGCGCTTCCGCGGCCGTCCGGTCTTCTTCTGCGGTCCCTTCGGCAGATCCCGCAGCGGTTTCAGCACCTCCGCCAGCTCCGGCGCTTTCGTTTCGCAGTAGTGCCGCACGGCGTTGTACGCCTCGTACGGATTCTTGTACCCCTCCGCCGTCAGGTAGGCAATCACGCTGCCGCCGTTTTTGATTTCCTTCGCCAGGGCCCGCGCCAGCACGGCCCGGCTGACCGGTTCTTTCGGGGCTGCTGTCACCTCGTCCACCGTCACCGACGCCGCGTTCTTCCCGTCGTGCTTCGCGTCAAATGCCCGCATGCACTTATATGAGCAGAACCACTTCGTGCGCTCCCCGCCGATCCGGCGCTTATAAGCCCAGTCCTCGCCGGCGTACATATCCTTCCCGCACATCGCGCACTTCTTTTCCTTCGGGTCTCTTCTCTCTTTTTCCATCGTCATACCTCCAGCCGGTATCGGCTGTAACTGGTCTTTTCGCCCATGCGGTTCGTGCTGGTCTCCCGCTCGTGGACAATCCGGATGCCTTCCTGTTCCAGGTCAAAGATCCGGGCGCCCAGGCGCATCACGCCCAGGTCCCGGAACGCCTCCACCGGCGTGATGCTGCCGTAATCCTGCATATATTTGAGGATCTTCATCCCCTGGGTGACCTTTTCCGGTTTCGCCGGGGTATCGAATATGCTCAGCTGCTGCCCGCTCATTCGTATGCCTCCCCTCCATTGTTCCGGATGATTTCCTTCGCCATCTGGTAGTATTCCTGAACGAGCGCCAGCCGGTTCTGGTATGTTTTGTCCGGCATCGCGTTTCCTTCCCGCTGGTCCCACAGGTCCATCAGTCGGTCCTTCTGCTTTTCCGTAATGCACCCGAATCCGTACGCGTCCAGTATGTCGTCCTTGCTCCGGAAGTCCTCCAGCGCCTTGTCCAGTTTTGCGTTGCTCTTTCCCTGCCGTTTTTCTTCCTTGTCCATCAGTTTCCGCGTGATCTGCTTCAGTTCTTCCATCCACCACTTCTGCAGGTCGATGACTTCCTGTGTGCTCAGGCTTTTCATTTCCCCGCACCTCCCCGGAATCCGTCATACCCGGCGCCTTCCCAGGTGATGTGCTCGTTCACCATCGGAAAGATCTGATCCGGTGCTGTGTGCTTTTCCACCGGCGCAAAAAAGGCGAACCACACCGCCAGAACGATCATGATCAGCCCCACAACTCCGGCAAATATTGCCTTTTCCCTGCTTTTCGTGCTATAATATTTCATGTAATATTCCTTTCTGCGCTTCGTGCGCTGGCTGCTGATCTTGCACATCAGCGGCCCTTTTTGTTTTCTCTCAGTGCCAGCCACCGGTCCAGGTGTCCGCTCAGCGTGGCCATCACGAAGATCGCCAGCACTTCACCCGCAACGAACGCGATCACGATCCACAGCCACATTCCTCTTCTCCTCCTTCCATTCCCGGTAGGCCTTCTCGTTCTCCGGGCTCCGGTAGAACGCCCTCGCCGCTTCCAGCAAACCAGCCGCCGTTTTCTCGTACGGTGGGTCCTTCATAGCCCTCGTGGCGGTAATTGTTGCTTCGCTCATGGTATTTCCCTCGCTCCTGTCTGCACTCGTTCTCATCCGGCAGGATCATGCCGTACCACCGGCAGAACGTGCACCCCGCCGCAAACCTCCGCCCCTCCGGGCACCGCTTGCATTTCATTTCGGGCACCTGTGCGGCTTGTAGGCCGGCTCCGTGCCTTCCTTCTCAAATGGCATTTCCTTCGCCTGGATCTTCGTCCCGTCAATCCGCAGGAACTGCTCGCCCTCCGGATCTGGCGCCACGTAGTACGGCACTGCGTCCACCACGGTCTTCCGGTAGATCCCCGTCGTGATGATGTCGATCATCTGCCCGCACTTCCGGCATACCTTCACGGCTTCCGCCACCTCCGTTTCTTCGGTTCCTCCGGCAAGATGCCGGTATTCCATTTCCGGATGATCTCGATGCTCTTGATGGTCATCGGGTGCGGCTGATTCCTCCGGATCTCGTACACCGCCGTGCTGCCGTCCTCGAAGCTCACGCGCAGCGCGTCCGGATGGCCGTCATGCTCGTGCTCGTAGATCGGCACCATCTCCGGCAGCGGGGCCAGGCGCTCCGGCTTTTCTGTGCGCTTCCGCCCGGTCCATTTCAGCGGCGTCACGTACTGCAGACCCATCTCCTGCGCCTCGCGGATCTCTCTGTCCGTCATTTCTGAACCTCCCGCGGGTCTTTCGGCTCGATCGGCTTCAGGATTCCTCCGCCGATCCACTGCGGCACCCACTTCTTGCCGGTCTTTTCGCTCTTCCCCGCGATCTGCCGGAAGTATTCCATCTTCACGGTCGCCAGTTCCAAATTGAGCTCGTTTTCTTTGACATTTGCCATTTCGCTGATCATCTTCGCTGTCAGTTCCGTGGCGATCAGCTGCGCCCTGGTCTTTTTCAGTTCCATGCCCGTGCAGATCAGCGCGGCCACCAGTGCGATCACCAGGATCGCTGCAGCAATCTTCATGCCCTTCTTCATTTCTCTTGCTCCTTTCGTTGTGTCCGATTACGACACAAGTTCTTCAAAAAAAATCTCGTCAACTTCATCGCTGGTCAGATTGTACCGGTGCTTGATGAAATTGATCTCATTCCGCCTGAACTCGATATGCCCGTTAATCCGCAGATTCAGAGCAGATACGGCCAGTCCCATCGCCTCCGCCAGCTTTTCCTGTGTGTCGCCATGCTTGACGATCACCGACTTCAGAAGATTGCTATTCACCCTTACGCCCCCTTTCGTGTAGATCTGTGGAACTCCGGTGCTTTTCAGTTGTGTCTTAAACCGACACTAATATACCGCTGTCCTGTGTGTCTTGTCAAGAACTTTTTTTCTTTACATTAAATTTATTTATTGCTACAATAGAAAACGGAGAAAGGAGGGCCTCTTGTTATGACCATCGGAGAAAAAATCCATGATCTCAGATTGCGGAATAATATGACAATGGAGGACCTGGCGCGCCAGATCGGCGTCCAGAGGTCCGCAATCAACAAGTACGAAAAAGGCCTTGTCGTCAACCTTAAAAGATCTACTATTGCTTCTCTATGTCGTGTCTTCGGGGTGCCATCTTCCTATCTGCTCGATGATGATAATGAACTCACCGCCGATGAGCACCGCCTGGTCCAGGCCTACCGTGCTGCGGATGACCGTGCGCGGGAGGATGCCCTGAAGACACTGCTCGACCACCCAAAAAAAGAATTGTTAACAAAGGCAAAATAATCTACATCAAAAAGGATGGTTCCCCATGAGTGACTACCAGTATTTCTTCTTCCTGCTCGCGGCCATCGTGGGCGCGCTCGGATGGATCGGCTGGACACTTCGCCGCATCCTCCGGATCATGATCATGCAGAACAAAGGACTTCCCGGCCTGTCGGATCTCGCCAACCTCTCCCTGGATAACATGGCATCGAAAAAGAAGCAGTGGCCCGTATGAAAAAGACGAACATTCCAACCTGTCCACCGCGCACCGCGGTGGCTTATGCCCGGTACTCCTCCGCCGGCCAGCGTGATGTTTCGATCGAGCAGCAGCTGGCGGATATCCGCGCCTGGGCGGACCGGGAAGGCTATACCCTCGTGCATGAGTATGCCGATCACGCGAAGTCCGGCTTCAAGGATACCTCCGCCCGCACGCAGTTTCAGTCCATGATGGCCGCCGCCGATTCCGGATCTTTCGACACTGTCCTTGTCTGGAAGGTTGACAGGTTCGGGCGCAACCGGGAAGAGTCCGCCCTGTTCAAGGGCCGCCTCCGCCGTCACGGTGTCAAGGTCGTGTACGTGATGGAGCCCATCCCGGAAGGATCTGCCGGCGTGCTCCTGGAGGGTATGCTGGAGGCCACCGCGGAATGGTACTCCCGCCAGCTGTCGGAAAACGTCACTCGCGGCATGACGGACAACGCCATGAAGTGTCTTTATAACGGCTGCCGCATCCTGGGCTATAAGCGCGGTCCGGATGGCCGCTATGCCATCGTCCCGGAGGAAGCGGACCTGGTGCGGAATATCTTTTCCCTTTACTGTTCCGGCTTTTCCGCGGAGCGGATCTGCGCGAAGCTGAACGCCCAGGGCCTCCGCACCTCCCGCGGGCTCCCCTTCCAGACGGAAGGCCTGTTCCGCATCATCGGCAACGAACGATATACCGGCGTGTATATCTGGGGCTCCGTCCGCGTCCAGGACGGGATGCCCGCCATTATCGAGCGGTCCACCTGGGAGGAGGCGCAGCGGATGCGTAAAAAAACGGCCCGCCACATTGAGCAGGGCGCCATTGACTACCTGCTCACCGGCAAGGCCTTCTGCGGTCACTGCGGTGCCGCCATGATCGGAGACTCCGGCACCAGCAAAACCGGCGCCCGTCATTACTATTATACCTGCCAGGCCCACAAGGCCCGGAAGGGATGCGACAAAAAAGCCGTCCACAAGGCAGACCTGGAAGCCGCCGTTGTGGACTTCATCCTGGATCACGTTCTGTCTGATGAACAGATCGAAAAAACCGCCGACGCGGTAATGAAGCTCCAGGCGGAAGAACTCCGTCATTCTCCCCTTGCTGCGATGGAAGCGGAACGGAAGGAAATCGTCACCCAGATCGACAACATCAACAACGCCATCGCCGCCGGCGTCTGGTCCTCCACCACCGTCGTCAAGCTCCGGGAGCTGGAAGCCTCCGCCGAAACCCTCCGAGTATCAATTGATACCCTTCGCTTTTCCCAGTCCCAGCTGATCGACCGTGACCGGGTGCTGTTCTTCCTCCACCGGTTCACCAAAGGAAACCGGAATGATCCTCTCCTCCGCCGGCACATCATTGAAACCTTCGTTAATTCCGTCTACGTGTTCGATGATCACCTGAAGCTCGTGATCAATAACGTGGAGGGAAACCAGCGCATCCCCCTGGAAGCCCTACCCCCGGACGGTTCGGATAAATCTAACACCGGCGTACCAACCGTGATACATCCGAACTCACGGATCACGATCTATCGTGTCGCCGTGTGATTCGGAAACAAAGACCGGCTTCGGCCGGTTTTTTGTTTTGTTCGTCTTTACAATTTTCCGTTACTGCGTTATATTGGATATACAAAAAGGGCGGCAAGCTGTTGGCGCAGCTCCCACCCAGAGCGGAAGATGTGGTCGTGTCACACCTTCATAAATGATTTTATCACATTCTTCCGCAAAAATAAAGGAAGGATGTGTTTTTTGTGTCCTATGAATCTTTTCGTCTCGACTTTGCTGACCGACTTGCTGACCTGGGTCTCGTCCAGATCCCGGAGATCCTCGCCCTCCTCGATACCGTCGCGGCCGGCTATGATGTCACCCGGAAGACCACCGATATCATCCCGGCGGACACCATCCCCCAGGCCGTCAGGCTGTACATCGCCTCGAAGAGCGTGGAACACCTGTCAAAGGGCACGCTCAGCTTGTACCTTCTCCGGCTTACACAATTCTTCGGTGTAGTTCACAAGCCCATTGACCAGGTGACCGCCAACGACATCCGCGTTTATCTCTTCCAGTATAAGCAGGACCGCCAGATTAAAGACACCACGCTGGAAGGTATGCGGATCTGCCTCAACAGCTTTTTCGAGTGGTGTGTCCAGGAGGACTTGATCACGAAGAACCCCGCCCGCAGGGTGCCTTCCATCCGTGTGGACTGCCCGGAACGGCTCCCGATGTCGGCCCTGGAGCTGGAAACAGTCCGCGGATGCTGCCGTTCCCTCCGGGAAAAGGCCATGGTGGACTTCCTTTACTCCTCCGCCTGCCGGGTGTCGGAATTCTGCGCCCTCAATCTGAATAACATCAACTGGCAGGATCACACCATCCACATCGAACGCGGCAAAGGCGGCAAAGGCCGTACCACCTTCATGAACGCCGAAGCGGAAATCTCCCTGCGTGCCTACCTGGACACCAGGCACGATGACAGCCCGGCCCTGTTCGTCAGCTCGCGGGCGCCGCATGACCGGCTGAAGGTGAAGGCCGTGCAGAATGAGATCCAGAAGATCCTTTCCCGCTGCTCCATCACCTGCCACGTCACCCCGCATATTTTCCGGCATACCGCCGCCTCCCTGGCCCTCCAGCGCGGGATGCCTCTTGAACAGGTGCAGCGCTTCCTCGGCCATTCCCGGATTCAGACGACCCTCCGGTATGCGAAGACCCTTCAGCAGGACGTTCACATCAGCCACAGCCACTTCGTGGCATAATTCCCAAAAATGAAAAAACCCGGGAGCAGATCGCTCCCGGTTCTTCTTTTATTCCGCGTCAGGCGGGGCAGCTTCGATCGGTTCCTTCTGGACCTCCGG